GACCTGGGATCGCCTCGAACGGCCGCACGCCGCCGACGATATTGTCCTGGTCGTTGATCGCCTCGGTGTCGAACATCTCGTCGTCCATGTACGTCATCGGCACGCCATGAACAAAATAGTCGTAGGCCAGCTCGGCGAGAGTGTTCAGAACCTTTTGCGGTGCGATGAGCGGAGATCCGAGCGCTGGCCGATGCACACCGTCGCCGGCATCCGCAAAGGTGAGCGCCAGGTAATCATCCATTGAAGCGTTGCGGCCTTCGCAGAAGTTCCCGCCGGCGAATGTGACATAGAGCCCGCGCCAGCATTTTTTGATGATTCGCTCGCGGATTTCCTTGTTCGGGATCTCCATGAGCGCGCCTGGCCGATACCAGAACTTTTGAATCGTGACGTCGTAGACGGTCGAGTCTTCGGTGATGAAGTTGTCTTCGACACCCAAGAGCACATTGATTCGCGCGAGCCGTTCGAGATCGTCGCCGTCGTCGGAAGATTCAGATCCGCTCTGCGCCGGTTTGAGCTGGTCGGCCACATCCGGGAACATGGCCTTCGCTGAGGCGAGATCGACCTCGAACGAATAGCGAGCCCACGGCATAGCCTTGAGACAGTTTGCTTTGATCGGGAGCTTCCAGGCGAGTGCGCCATCGACGGTTATGAGCTCCTGACCGCGCGGCTGCCAGCTTGAGTCAAACTCTTCGCCCTCTTCGCCTTCTTCCTCTTCGCTTCCCTCGCCGCCTTCGGCTTTTTCTTCCTCATCCGATTCGGCGTGATCTCCCTCAGAAGCGCTTCCATCAGCTTCGGAAAGTTCGTCAGATACTTCCTCACTTCCGCCTTCGTGACCGATTGCGTGTTCGGATTCTCCTGTCTCTTCATCTTCGGGAACCTCGCCTTCGGGTTCGGGCTCATAGCCGAACGCCTGAGCGTCGAGGACGTAGCGCGTTAAATGAACGGCCAGGCCATCGGTCCAAAGGAAGCGAGCCGTCTCGCCCTGCAATTCCTTGAGCCGATTGTCGCGCTCGACTTTCGACTTGAGCTTCTCGGCGTTCGAGCTGGCCGTGATGTCGCGATCGCTGTCTGGATCGCCAGGCTCGAATCGAGTGCCGGGAACTTCGCGCGTGAGTGCGGCGCAAATGATCTTCCGGTAACTCGAATAAATGTCGATTTCCCATTGCGAGCGATCTTCCTCTTCGCCTCGACCATAGCCGGTTCCGAGCGCGGGGAGTTCCCATCCGCCGTTTTGGCGCGGTAGAAGATGCTGGAACTGTCGATCGAAGAGGCGAGCTTCCCACACGCGGATGATCTGTTCGCGGCGTGCCGGCATGTCGCGCTGAGCGACTTTCTTATTCAGCGCTTTAATCGCGTTCTTCTCGTCGTCCTCGAAGTGAAGCGGGGGAGATTGCTTGTTGATCTCTGAGGGAGCGAGCACACCCGGCGGGAAGTCGAGAGCTTCGATGTCCTTCGTCTCGCCTTCGTTCTGTACGTCCTTCTCGTCGAGATCCTGGGTGTCAGTCGGCATTCAGCTCTTAGTGATGCGCGGATGCAAATGCACGAGCCAGGCCCGCGCGCTTGCCGGCTTTCGCCATCTTCGGCGGCATTTTCTCGTCCGGGTGATTCTCATGCCATCTGCGGTTGCGCGCAGAGATCTTGGCCGCATAGCCGGCGGTGCTCTGACCGGCGTGCTCGGCCGCGCGTTTGAAGACGCCTTTCGTGCCGCGGCGCTTGATACCACGCGAAACCTCGCCCATCCATTTCTCAGCCATGTTTCGGCCTCCCGACGTTTGCTCGATTTGCCGTTTGTTCGATGCGAGTTGCCCATCGGCAATTCTGCCGATAGTATCCCTTGCTGCCATCCTTACGATCGAGCGTCATTGCGATCGGCCTCTCTCCCATATCAGCGAGAAAATTCGCAAAGACTCGCCAGCGACGGCAGACTCGAATCCCGCGTCCACCGAATCGCGAATAGTTCGCAGCCTTTGGATTCCTGCATCGCTGGATCATTCCCTTCCACGTTTGATAGGTCCGTGACGCTCGACCTTCTCGCGCATGTCCGTGGATCGGCAAGAGCCGTCCGTGCCAATCACGTTGGAAGTCAATCATCGTCTAGTCCTCGATAAATGCCTCGTAGAGCGAAATGTGTTCGGTGCGAAGTTGCTTTTGCGTGTCGAGCTGTCGTAGCGCCTCGACGATAATCGAGAGCGCCTTCGGTTGGAACTGGAACTTTCGCGGCGTGAGTGCCGCATCGCCGTTCGTCCAGTTAAATGTAACCGAACCGTTGTCGTTGTGGATCGTTGTGATCCCGAACTCTTTGTGCTCTTCCTCGCTCAAACTCAGCTTCTCGCGAAGATCGCGAACGATCCGAAGCGTCGCGAGATTCCCCTGTACCGGCAGAATCGAAAGTAAGTTCAGCCGTTCCGGGACGTTCAGCGATTTCGTGATTACGCTTCCAGTGATGGGGGTTGCTTCTTTCAAGTTCGCTTCTCCTGTGTGTTCCGGCGGCGTGGCGAGGGTCATCGCGCAGCGAAAGCCCTCAGTTCTTCCGTTGCGCACGCCGCGCCGCCAGAGATCGTTTAGCTCTCGGATGAGTAAAGCTGAATATACTTCGCCGTTCCATTCATGTTGATCTTGAGCGTGCCGGCCGCAGTCGCCGCATTAGTTCCGAGGAACCAGTTCGTTCCCGGATCACTGAGATCGAACAGATAGTTTGTGTATGCAGAGATGCGAATCGCCGAGTTGATCTTAAGCGTCGAGATCGTGTTATAGATTACGACTCCGTCGATGTTCGCGCCTGTCGCCGTCCCGACCGATGCGCCGCAGTCGGCCCAGACGCAAGCAACGGGAGCGGTGACAGCTTGAGCCGCCGATAGATCGAGCTGGCCGAGAACGCCGCACGAAACCTCGGCTGTCCCGGTGTGATGGCCCTGGATCGTGAGTTTGCCTTGCACGCCGTAGAGATACGACTGGCCGGTTACGGTTGTCCCGGCGGTGATCGTTGTGTTCCCACGAATGGCAACCAGGCTTCCCGAAACGGATGTCGAGCCCTGATAGCCGAGGCCGACTTCGGAATCGATGAGACGGAAGGAACTTCCTAGCGCGGAGTCCATCAGAGTGACGCTGGTTGTGAAGAGACGATCGGACTGCGCGCCGCCGGTGTTCTTAGTGACCTGTGCCGCTAACGCTTGAACGCTTCCCGCTAGACTCATTAGTCACGCTCCCTCAAAAGTGTGGCGGGCAGATTCGCCGCTGCCCGCGCCGGCGTTGTTAGGTTCTCTCGTTTAGGCTTCGGTCGGCGTTGCAGCTACCCCGCCGATCATGTACCACACCGCGTCAAAGGCTTGCAACGTGACACCCGCGCCAACTGTGCCGAAGGTGATGGTATCCGCTGCCGGTGAGATGCCATCGGCCGAAGTCTTGACGGTATGAGCGTTCGCCGAACCGGATACGATTTTCAAGACAACGCCGTCATCTCCGATTCCCGGCGGCCCGGCGACAGGTTGAACCAGCGTCGCCGCAACCACACCACCACCGTTCAAAATGCACATTCCCGCGTTTTTGTTGATTGCCAGGCCAGCGCCCGATGCGCCATAAGCGATGATCTGCGGTGCTTGTGAGTTTCCACCGATAGCCGGCGGTGGTACGCCGTTCCAGGTATTCGTCACAGCGTCGTAGGTGAGCTCCTGTGCCGAACTGTCGCCCGCAGTCGCGTTGGGTTGTTGAAGTCCGGGACAGTTTCCCGATGACACGGTGAATGGTCCACCGCTCACCGGTTGCTGTAGGATGAGGCGCAGCTTTTGATTATCGACCGCGCCTGTGAAATAAAACTGTGTGTTCGCCGCGAGGACGAACCGAAGTTCCGCGATTCCTGAGACGTTGATCGTTTGCACGGCCATATGCTGCCCCCTTCCGCTCTTGCGGATTGTGGATTAACCGTTACCGGAACGATGCTCCTTTGCCCGGGTAATCGGGTTCTTCTTCCTGTGAGCTAAGCGGGGGTTTGCATGTAACTCCGACTTCATCTTGCTCTTCTGGTCCTCACTGAGCGGCGAAACTTTCGACAAAAGATACCGCGTCTGTTTCGGCGTCCAGGGCATTCAACCTCTCTGTTACGCGGCCGCTTTCCGCAGCTTCTTTACGCCGGCCGGCGTGTATCTGCATGTCTCAATCGTGGCCGCGCCTTCGTTTCGGCTAAAGTGATTCGAGAAATCTTCGGCCGTAACGAATGTCTCTCCGCAGTCCTCGCATGGATAACCGCGGGTTTCGCCCTTCACTTCTTTCGGCATCGTCGTCTTCTCCTGTGAACTTCCCGATTAGCGTGTCTGGTCGGCGATCGCCTTCATCAGTCGATCGGCCTCGAATTTCGTGAACTTCATACCACGAATGAAACCAAGGAATCCACCGACGGTCCCGGTGAACGCGGCCGGTCCCGCTTTATCTTGCGCCAGGGCGGCGAACGGTGCCTCGGCCTCGGCTTCGTTTCCGAGATCTTGATTGCCCGGTTGCTGCGCGAGAGTCTTCTTCGCATAAAAGCTCGCGAGCTCAAGATGCTCGATGCACTTGTACATCAGGCCGCCTTCGGAATAAGCCTCGCCGACGATCTCGCGAACGATCGAGAGATGCGTGTCGAAGTTCGAGGCGAGTCGCTTCGCCTTCTGCATCCCGCGTGAGTTCAGTTTGTGGACTTCAAATGCTGGATCCATAGTCTGTTTTCTCCTGTGTGTGATTTTGCTTCGGGGGGATGACTTCCGCTTCATCACTTAGCGTCGTACCACCAACAGTACGAGTCGGGCTCAACTTTCACGAGGCCCTGTGAGTTCCTTCGGCCCTTCAACTCCGGATCCCGCATAATGTGTTCACCGTCACAGTACCCGGATTCCCGCAAGCCGCGGCGGAAGTGCTCGCAATTATCACACCGCCGCGGCGGTTCCGATTCCCGCGCCGTCACAAAGCCAGTTGCGGCACTGCCGGCGTCCTTCTGAGAAGCCAACTTCGTTACTCCTGCATCGCCGGCATTCCCGGCGGCGAGGATCCCATCGCGGGCGCGGATTCGCCCTCTTCTTCGCCTTCGGGCTCTTCGTCTTCCATGCCCTCGGCGCCGTGCGCCTTCATCGAGTGATGATGCGCGGACTCAAGATCGTGACCGTGCGACGAGTGTTTGTGTCCGTCTTCGTGATGCGAGTGAACGGAATACTCTTCGCCTTCGTCTTCGGTCTTCTCGATCTCGGTCTTGTGTGCAGGTCCGTGCGCCTTCACGACTTCCTCGATCGGCTCTTCTTCGCCTTCGCGGCCTTTCTCGCTGGCCGGCTCTGCCTTCGCCTTCTTTTCCTTCGGCGGCTCGTGGCCGCGGCTTCGATCGTACGTGCGGCCGATCTCCTGATTCTCGAAGCGCTTCCCATCTTTTGCGGTGTACGCCATTCGATTACCCCTCAGTTCTGCGTCGGCGGTGCGGATGCTGTCGGCGCGGAAGTTTCTGGTTTCTTTTGCTTTTCGGCTGCGAGTTCCGCGAGTTGCTTGCGGCGGTCCGAGACGATTTGTTGCCAGGTCTTCCGGCCGCCAAGAGTACCCGTCGGATGAGCGCGAGGTTGTGCGGTGCCAGCATCAAGGCTATGAGCGGCGACGCGAGGTTGCAAGAGTTGAAGTTCGAGACGTTCCGCGCGGCCTTTGAAGTAGTCACGTTGAGCACGGGCTTCCTCTAAATCTGCGCGCAACTGTAACACTAAGCGGCCAGTGAACAAAGTCTCAAAGAAATCGCGGATGCGATTTGCCAAGGGGCGGCTCGGCTGAACGATCTCGAACTCATCGCTCATGGCCGAAACCTCGGTTTGATCGGTTTGAACTTGCGTTGCTTCGCCATGTGATGTTGTAAGCTGAACATTCGCTGAGCCATCGGATCCTGGATCTTTTCCAGGCGCTCATGGTACACGACTTCGCCAGTCTTCGGTCGCGGTTTTGCTTCCGAGAGCACAGTGTAGCGCGCACCGTCGTATACGTCATCCTCGACGGCGCCCTCGACCTTGAGCACGTCTTCGGGATTGTCCTCATCGCGGGTGACGACTTCGAGTGCGCTGATGAGCCCAGGACAGTTGTCTAGGATGACGAGCTCGTCATTCTCTAGCGCGTTGTACATATAGACGGCGCCATCGACGCGGCGATTGTTGGCCGGCTCGCACATCGGGAAGCCCAGGGGTTTGAAGTAGAGCCCCATCTGAATACCGATCGTCTTCGAGGGATCCTTGTCGCCGCTGCGCGCGAATCGTTCGGGCGAAAGATAGACGTGTTTGAGAGTTGCCCGCTCTTCTTTCGGCGTCGCGTCCACAATGAGATTGCAAAGCTCGTCGTAGCTTTTCTCGTTCTCGATGAGCTCGCGGTAGATCACGGTGACTTGCCGCCAAGGCGCGCCGACGAACTTCCGCACGCGCGCCTTCGTTGCCCAAAACACCGCGGACCAGTGAGCAAGCCCCCAATCGATGCCGATCCATCGTGGTTGCCAGTCCTGCCATTCAATAAGCTCGTTGTCGTCCGGAAGCCTGAGAACATGCCGATCTTGCGCGAAGTTCGAGAAATACGTGCCGGCAATCGACTTGAGATCCCCGTACAGAGCTTTCGCGCGCAGCGCTGGCGCGAGCTTCATCAGCTTGTTGATGTAATCCGGATCTTTCTCAAGCTGCGCCGGGTTATCGACGACGGTCGAGTGGACGAAGTAATAGTCTGCGGGATCGTAAACGCAAATGAACGCCTCGCCTTTGATGAACACGACGCGCTTCCGGATCTCTTCGAGCGCGAGCATCTTCTTGTCAGTGATCGGCGAGTACCACTTGCCTTCGTGCTCTTCGATGTCCTTGCCCATCTGTGACACGGGCTTCTTGTCGATCCAGAGCTTCTTGATCCAGCCGTAGCCTGGTCCCATCGGGTTTGTCGCGCCGCCCATGCGAGGAACCGGCCACTCGCCGCGGATGTTCGGCCGGCATCCTTTGTTGATTCTGTTGCGCGAGCCGAGGAACGAGAAGGCGTCATAGCTCCACTGGCCGAGCTCGTCGATCCCGATGAAACAGAACGCGGACGAGAGATACTTCGCGAGGTCTTTCTCGCTGCCTGATTTGCAATGGCCGAAAAACGTGTGGGAGCCGTTCGGATATGTCGCGATGTGCTTCGAGTCGTTGTAGCGATAGAGAGACGGCGGAAGCGTGTTCTTGAGGTCGAGGATGAGCCCCTTCTCTAGTTCGGGGAAGTTCTTGCGGAGCAACAGGCAATCCGAGCCAGGGAACTCTAGCGCCAGGTAGACGGCCTCGCCTAACAGGAATGCCGACTTGCCGGATCCGTTTCCGCCGATCGCCAGGAGATCGATCGCTGGCGAAGTATGGAGCTCGTTCTGTTTCGGCCAGGGATTATAGAAGCTCGCGGTATTCAGCCGCGAAAGATCGACTTGTGGCACACCCATTAGAGGCCCGGCGGTTTCGCCAGGTTGAAGATCTTCGCGACGAACTGGTTGCCGCAGTAGAACTCGATGACGTCATCCGGCATGGTCTTCTCGGATTTGAGCGGGATCCCGCCGAGCGTCATCGGATATTCGCGCAGCGGTTTTCCTTCGAGCGCCAGCTTGCCGTCCACAGGACCGACGCTGGTCGCCGCGTTCTGCACGCAAATGCGCTGGATCGGATGACACTGAGCCCGATCTGGACGATCCTGTAACTGGCGCGTGAGCTCAGTGAGGATCTTCCGAACGTGGATCGGCGCGATAAATCCTTGCATCGCATCGAGAGTGATCGGCTCGAAGCTCACAGGATGTCGCCAGGAACCAGGCCGGCAAGTTGGATCTTCGCGTTCGTCATAATCATCACACGAGCGGTTTGAAGTCCGAGAAGGTAGCCGGCGGCGACGTCGTCATTGATGCCGCTCGCGCCCATTCCCTTGAGCGCCTGGTCGCCGACCTCATGCAGTTCGGAGAGCTGAGCGCGTCGCTGGAAGTCCGTGATTGCCTTCACGCTATCGACTGCCGATTCGATGAACATCGCCGCGGGGATTTGCATGGTAGCTCCTACTCGAAGAGTTTGCCTGTCTCTGGCGCTTCACGTTTCAATCGCGCCGCCCTCTGTTTCTTTG